TAAGACAGACGCTGAGAAACGTTTGTCTGCACTAACTGAAATTAAGAATATGATGTCAAGACAAGTTGACATACTTTCAAAGGAAATATTATCTGTAGAGATAACAAACCCAGAACAAAGACAGAAGCAGTTAGGAAACAGTCTGAAGAATATGACGGTGTCCAAAGGGGATCAAACAGCTTTGGCCGAGATTAAGAAACTCACTGAGGCATTGCCTTCAAACCAGAGAGATTGGTTTGGTTCCCGAGTGACCCAAGCAAGAGAGGGCGCTATACATAAACCTACTGGAGGCCTTAGGCTTGTTGGCGCTGAGTTCGAGGATCTAAAACTGCTAATTGCACAAGCACAGCGAGGTTCTGTAGCAGGTAACCAGGACTTCCAAACTTACCAAGCAAAACAACAAGCAGAGGCAATATTAGCTAAACAGAAAGAACAGACTAGTTTTGCCGGGGACTTCTTCGGTAAAATGTGGGACGATACAAAGGATTTCTTTAGCGCATCAGACGAAGTAACAGAGAAGAATACAAAGGCTTTGGATGGAGTAATATTAGGCGTAGGTAAACTTAATATTGTGCCTAATATAGTTACGGACGGGTATTTAAGAATTAAAAAGTTGGTAAATAGTGATGCGTACAACAATGAACCTGTAACAGAGAAACTAGTAGTAGGCGATGAAGTACCTAAAGTAGCGGAAGAAGAAAAATCTTGGTGGGATAAAATTTTAGACTGGAACAGCAGGCTAAACTCCGAAGCTAAACAAGCAGCCGATGCTGCACAAAAAGCAAATGATATATCTAAGTCAGGTAAATCACACTCCGTACATGACCACCACGCAGTACCTTTATTAGAGCAAATAAGAGATTCCTTTAGAGAATGGATTACTCCAAAAGACGGGTCTTTACCTAGTGCAATAAAAGACTACGGAAAGTTGGATAATGAGCTAAGTGCTGACTATTATAATAATAGAAAGACTACAGGTATAGCAGATCCTAACTTTGGTAAAGCCAAAGGCGCTTCTATGACTAAGTTTGGTTATGGGGCATTTGATAACACTCCAGAAGGTACGCCTGAGTTACTAGATAAAATAGCAATGATTCCGCAAGTTACATTAGCGGCTATAGGTACTGCAGGGTACCAAATTGCAGACGACGGGTTCACAGAGAAGGCATTTGGGGATTGGTGGGAGCAATTAAAGGCTTACACAGAGACTAGATGGAATAGATCAGAGATCACAGATTCAGATAGTGCGTGGCAAGAAGCTAGCAGACAGACAGGGGATACTTCAGTTGCAGATAAGTTAGCTGAAATGAATCTAAAAGCTGAAGTAACTAATACTAAGTTAGAAACTCTTGTAGCCAATACTACTAAAACTGAACTTGAAAAGAGATCAGAAGAAGCTCAAGCATATGCCAAAGCTAAAGGAGAAGGTAAAGGACTCGCAGTAGTTATTAAGAACCCAGAGGCTATTACTGCAGCCCAAGGGCAGGCAGGAGCAGGAGAAAGCTTATTTGGGGAGACTGAAGGCGGGTACGCTAAAAACGCAAGTACTGCAGCTGCTTTTAAAACTAATGAGGGATCGGAGCAGACAGCAATGCTTGCAGAGCAAGGAATGTGGAACGATAACGAGAATACAACCTTTAGTACTAATACTATGCAGACCGTAGGAGCTGCAACTAATAATACATTACAGACTGGGTTTAAGGATCTCATATACAATGGTAAGTTAAACACTGCTAAACTTGCTATGAGTTTTGTACAGCAAATAGGAAATACTATAATATCTTCAGTGGTATCGGGGGCTACTACAGCTGTTATGAGTGCTAACGGTAACGTGCTTAGAGGAGGCTTCCAAGCCTTTGCAAAAGGGGGAGTAGTAACCAAGCCTACACTTGGACTAGTGGGGGAAGGTAAGGATAATGAAGCAATTGTTCCTTTACCGGATGGTAGAGCTATCCCGGTAGCAATGATTGGAAAAGGGGCTGCTACTGAAAACAATACCGAGAATAACATTAATGTTACAATTAACGTTGCCAGTGACGGTACTACTACTAGTTCTGCTCAAGCAAGTGATGGGTCTAATGGGCCAGACTTTAACAAGTTAGGGGGAATGATGACTCAAGTTATTCAACAAGAGCTACTTAACCAACAAAGACCAGGAGGACTACTTAGTCCGTATTAATTATGCCAAATTTTAACACAGAAGTAAATAGTAACCCTGATAGAGGGATGAAAACGGAACAAAAGCCTAAGGTACTCACTGTATCTTATGGGGACGGGTATGAGCAAAGAACTGTAGATGGTATAAATAATTTACCCGAACAGTGGAGCTTAGAGTGGAAAAACAGGCCTGTAGCGGAAACTAATAAGATTATAAAATTCTTAGAGGACCAAGGAGGAGTTACATCTTTCGATTGGTACCCAGTAGGGTATAGTATATCTAGTACCACTACTAGTACTGCTACTAAGAAACTTATAGATACTAGTCAATACTTTACTAATCGTTATTTAAATACTACGGTTACCGATAGCGGAGGTACCGGAGGAGTATGTACTGCTAGTTTGTCAGCCGATGCTGTAGCGTCTGTATCGGTATCTACTGGAGGAAGCGGGTACAATAGTACTTCATTGCCTTCAATATCTTTCACAGGAGGAGGGGGTACAGGGGCTTCTGCTACTGCAGTAGTATCTAGTGCAGGGGTAATAACAGCAATAACATTAGTAGCTGGCGGGAGCGGGTATACCTCAGCTCCTACGGTAGTAGTCACTCCTACCCCTACAACCACCACAGTAACGGCCATAGATAGTGCCACCCAACTATCTTTAGCCGCGGATATACTAGCTAGCGGGGAGACATATACTATCTACCCTTATAAAAAGTACACCTGTGCTAAATGGAGTGTTAAAGAGGATATAAGTGGATATAGGACTATTACTGCAACATTCAACAGAGTATTCGAACCATAAAGGAATCCTATGAGTAATAAAATTACAACTGATATAAATAGTTTAACACCTGGTAGTATAGTAGAGCTATTTGAGTTAGATCTATCTGCAGGGTCGGCGCCTTCTACTGTACCTAAGTTTAGATGGTTCAACGGAGGCTATAACGCAGAGTTACAAGAAATAGTATGGCAAGGGAATAAATACTCTGGGCTCCCTATTGAAGCCTCTGGATTCGAGTTTTCCGCACAAGGATCTATACCTCGACCTAATTTAACGGTAGCTAATATTACTTCACTATTATCAGGAGTAATCAATGATTATAACGATTTGGTAGGGTCAAAAGTCACTCGTAAGAAAACGTTCGCTAAATACTTAGATAACTACTGCTACACAGACGGGTACCCTGTGGGAGGGGTATGTACAGGAGAGTCCGGGTCTGACCCAAGCCTTAGTAAGGATGATTGTTTAGATACTAATAAGAACGGATCTGCAGGTACTTGGACGGAGTACACCCAAAGTACTTGTGAAGCGGCTGCAGGACCTGGTATTTGGTACGCTAACGCCATAGCGGATGATACAGCTCACTTTACAGATGAGATATGGTATATAGATAGAAAAGCTGTTGAGACGTTCACTCATATAGAATTTGAGTTAAGCGCAGCATACGATGTTATAGGTATAAAGTTACCCTCTAGAGTTATAGTGTCTAATTCATGCCCTTGGTTGTATAAAGGGGTCGAATGTGGGTACGCTGGGTCTAGTTACTGGGATACTAATAATAATTCTGTTTCTTCCTCTGCTGATGATGTATGTTCTAAAACATTTACAGCGTGTGAGCTTAGGTTCCCTGAGCCTTTAGAAAATCCTTTTGGAGGCTTCCCAGGAGCTGGTAGAAGAATGGGATCAGTACGATGAATGAGGCGACTTTAGAGGGTTTTCGAAAGCACACAGAAATAGAGTTCCCCAAAGAAGCATGTGGTTTTATACTGGGGGTGGGGAAGAAAGAAAGGTACTTTCCAGCAAGTAATATAGCTGAAGAGCCTGAAGAGTACTTCACGATTGATCCTGTAAGTTACGCGGAAGCGGAGGATTCCGGTACTATTTTAGGTATATGCCACTCTCACCCTAATGATGGGTGTAACCCTTCGGAGGGGGATAAGATATCTTGTGAGGCAACAAAACTACCTTGGCATATTTTAAGCTGGCCAGGTAACAAATTATGTAGTTGGGAGCCTTCAGGGTATGAAGCACCAATTATTGGTAGACAGTTCAGTTACGGAATTTTAGATTGCTGTACTTTGCTTAGAGATTACTATAAAAAAGAGCTAAATATAGATTTTCAGTGTTTTAGTGGCCAAGATGGCTGGTGGGACAAAGGGGAGAATAGATATTTAGAAAACTATAAAGAGCAGGGTTTTGTAAAGATACTAGAAGAAAATGATATTAGAAAATATGATATATTTTTAATAAATTTAATCTCACCTGTACCAAACCACGCGGCAGTTTTTATCGAAGGAGATAAAATTTTACACCATGTACATGGTAGACTCTCAAATAAGGAATTATATGGGGGATACTGGAGAAAACATACAACGCACCATCTAAGGCACAAATCACTATGTTAAATAAAGTAACGTTATACGGAGAATTAGCAGATAAATATGGAAAGGAGTGGTCATTAGACGTAACCTCCCCCGCGGAAGCTATCAGAGCACTTAACTCTAATAACCCAGGCTTTAGACAGTTTTTAGGTTCTTCAGAGGAAAGAGGGCTAGGGTATCATATAATAGTAGGTAACGAGCCTATTGAAGATGTAAAGACAGAATTGTCTGGGCCTTTGGGCAGACAAAGTATAAAAATAGTCCCTGTAGTACTAGGGAGTAAGTCCAGCCTGGGGAAAATAATAATAGGTGCAATAATAATTTACTTTGCATGGCCTGTAATTGCTGCAGGGGTTGGAGGTACAGTGGGTAGTGGGGTATTCGCAGAAATGACGGTTAGCACCGCCGGGTATTTTGCAGCTTCTATGGCGGCGTCTGTAGGTATGGGGCTAGTAATAGCAGGAGTATCAGAGATGCTAGCGCCTACCCCTCCTGGGCCCCCTAAAGATGCTGAACTCTCAGACAATAAGTCCTTAGGTCCCGTTAATACTTCTATGCAGGGAGTCCCTGTGCCTGTATGTTACGGACAATTATTAATAGGCGGAGCAGTTATTAGCGCCGGTGTAACCCCCGAGGAGTAGAATATGAGCAACGAAATTAATTTTACAAGAGGATCTAAAGGGTGCTTTACTGGGGATACTAATGTATTAACTGCTAAAGGTACTGTACATATTTCAACTCTTAAAGAGGGGGATGAGGTATTAAGTTTTGATGATGTTGGAAAAGTACATATTGCTAAAGTTTTAAAACTTCATGTACACGATGATAACCCTGTAAATAGGTATCATTTTTGGGGAGGAGAGTATATAGATGCTACACCAAACCATTGGGTACTAAACCAGTATAATGCTTTTGTAGAGATAGGGCAACTAGGCTTCGACGATTGTTTAGTGGATGAGAATAATCATTTACGCCCTATAACGGGGATTGATAAACTAGAGAGCTGTACTGTTTATAATCTGACTGTAGAAAACCAACACACATTTATAGCTAATGGTATTAGGGTGCATAATGCAGGATTAGGGGATGGCAATATTTCCGGGTCTAAAGGGGGTAAAGGAGGGGGCCGAGCGCCTATAGAAGCAGATGACTCCCTGTTCTCTACTGCTACAGCAAAAATAGTAGACCTAATATCAGAAGGGGAAATAGTAGGGTTACTAGGAACAGGCGGGTTTAATGGGTCTGTTGGTATAAATACATACGATTCCCATATTTATTTGGATGAGACCCCTTTAATAAATGCAGACGGCACTAGTAACTTTGATAATGTACAGTATGCTACGAGAGTAGGAACTAACTCCCAGACCTATATTCCAGGTTTCCCAGGTACAGTCACCCAGTCAGGCGTGAATTTAGAAGTAAAGAAGCTATCCCCTGGCCCTATCATTAAGACTTTTTCTAGTACCGTAGCAGACGCAGTAACTGTACTACTATTTACACCCTCTCTTATGGACGGTGATAATGAAGAAGGAGATGTAAATGGAACTACGCTAAGTTTTAAAATATGGATAGAAAAAGACAACAACGGGTCGTGGGTAGAGGCAGTAAATGATAGTTTCAGTGGTAAAACCACTACTAGGTATGAAAGAGGATACCGTATAGAAATACCTAGTAGTTGGAAGTCGTCTGGGTTTACTACTATATCTATTAAAGTTGAACGAATAACAGCGGACTCTAGTACAGTTAAAATTAGTAATAAGCTATTCTGGTCTGCGTACTCAATAGTAATAGATAATAAACTAAGGTACCCTAATAGTGCTCTTATAGGGATGACATTCAATGCTGAACAATTTTCCAGTATCCCTAATAGAGGCTATGAAATAAAAGGAGTAAAGGTAAAAGTACCTAGTAATTACACTTCTTATGACCCCGGGCACTGCTCAGCTGCAACTATTAGAAGACAGGATAGGTGTACTGCAGGGGGCTATGACTGGGCGGGTACTAGTGTAGGGGACACTTTATACTCAGGGTCCTGGGACGGTACTTTTACTACTGCTTGGACTTGTAACCCTGCTTGGATCCTATATGATCTATGCAGTGAGGAAAGGTATGGCTTAGGTAAGTGGTTAGATGCTAACAGTATGGATAAGTGGGCTCTATACGAAATAGGTAGGTATTGTGATGCTGTGGACACCTCTGGGAACTTTGTTGGAGTTGATGATGGATGGGGAGGCAAAGAGGCGCGTTTTGCCTGTAATCTATACTTACAAGGACAGCACGAAGCTTTTAAGGTACTAAATGATATAGCCTCTGCATTTAGAGGAATGTTATATTGGCAGAGCGGGCAAGTTACGGGCATTCAGGATTCTCCTAAAGAACCTGTAATGCTTTTTTCGGATTCTAATGTAGAGGGGGGTGCCTTTATATACGAAGGCACTTCTAAGAAAAAACGACACAATGTAGCTTATGTTACTTGGAACAACCCAGAAGATTTTTATCGTCCTAATGTAGAGTATGTGGAGGATACGGTGGGTATAGTAGAGGCGGGTAATCAGATATTCTCTACAGATGTTAAGGCTGTAGGGTGTACTTCTCAGGGGCAAGCTAATAGATTAGGCCGCTGGATCTTATACACAGAGAGATATGAAACAGAGACTGTTGCCTTCACTACAGGAATGGAAGGAGCTGCGATACGCCCAGGAGACTTGATACAAATAGCTGATGGGCATAGAGCAGGAGTTAGGTATGGAGGGCGTATTGGGACAGGGAGTACTACTACTACTATTAAATTAGATGCAGCTACTTCAGTAACAAGTGGGAAATCATATAAGCTATCTGTAATAAATACAGAAGAGGCTTGTGTGTATGGAAATGTTAAGCAGGCGCAGACCACTAAGGCTGATTGTATAAATGCCAACCCAGATAATGAGTGGAAGCCTTATATATGGGTAGAAAGTAGAGATTTACCTACGGTAACTACTACTGAGAGTGTAACCGAATTTGTACTAGTAAGTGCTAATGCCTTCACTAATACGCCTGCAACTGGCCAAATGTGGGTATTAGAAGAGATAGGAACAGTAGAGGCGGCTGATTTCAGAGTTCTTAGCGTTAAAGAGACCGAACCTAATACAGTAGGGGTTAGTGCTCTTAGATACCATGGAGCTAAGTATGGGTACATAGAGGATAACTTAGCCTTCTCTTCAAAGAGTATAAGTAATATACCTGATCCAGGGGACGCTATCCCAGAGCCTACTAATCTACAGATTATAGAAGAGTTATATACAGATTCAATGAGAAATGTAAAGAATAGAGCCACCTTTAGCTGGGACGCCCCTCTTACTCCTGGTACCTCTACTACTTATCCGTATATTGCATCTTATTACGTAGAGTGGAGAAGAAAGGCCCCTGCTCTTACAAATTGGACCTCTATGGGGGAAACCTCTGCGCAAAGTATCACTATTGATGATGCACCTGCAGGAACTTTAGAATTTAGAGTTAAAACAAGGAGAATTTTCTAATGTTATACTCACCCTACGCATCTTTAGAGCAGGAAATTTATGGTAAAACAAGTGCCCCTGGAGACGTAACTAACTTTAATATGGTCGCTAGAGGGGATCAGGCGTACCTAAGTTGGACAGCTGTCTCAGACCTGGATGTAATTACCGGGGGTAATTACTGGATTAGGCATACTAGTAAAACTAGTGGAGTAACCTGGGCAGGATCTACAGATGTTAATAAAACAGTACCTGGTACTTCTACTGATGTATCTGTACCTTTACTATCTGGAGCCTACTTAATCAAAGCACTGGACTCCACGGGTAATGAATCCGTCAATGCAGGGTATATTATATCTAATACAGCCGATATCTTAGGACTAAATGTAGTTTATACGTCTAATCAACATACTACATTCGGTAACGGCACGGCCTATACGGGCATCAATGACTCTAGAAATTCAAATGTGTTTTACGATTCTAGCGACAATACTATTGAGCTTAACCCTGCTAGTGTATCTTCAGGTACTCACGATGCTTATTACGTAACGGGTACTCATGAAGATGATGTAGTGAGCTCAGGTACTTATGATGAGTATATAGCTACTGGGTCCCACGATAGTCTAGGTACTGGTACCCATGATGACTCAAGGGCTTCGGGCACCCATAATGCTATTTTAAACGTAGGTAGTACGGACTATCAAGCAGCTAATTTTGTAGATAGTGCTACGGGCAATTTTGATGATAGATCAGGCAATTTTGATGATGTAACTCATGTTACTAATAAGTTAGAGGATGATAACGCCTCCTTTGACTCTACTTGGCTAAACAATCTTATACGTAACACTACAGACAGTACCACAGCTACGGTATCTGCTGTAGATAGTGGAACAGTATTAACCTTAAGTTCTGATATATTTAGTGGTGCAGGAGACTCCTACCGTCTAGAGACTAAGGACTCCCAGCTAAGGGATACAGGGGCCTCCTTCATTTCAGGGGATGTAGGTAGGACTGTACGTAACACTACGGATGGGGGAACAGCGACTATAAGTTCTGTAGACAGTAGCACTTTAGTAACCTTGTCCTCCAGTTTATTTAGTGGGGATCATGGGGACGCTTGGGAACTAGAAGCAGGTCCTAACTACTTAAGAGATACAGGTGCTTCCTTTTCATCGGCTTTAGTAGGTAGAACAGTTAGGAACACTAATGATAGTACTACTGCAACGGTATCTACATATGTAAGTAGTACAGAATTAACGTTATCCTCAGGTATTTTTGATAATAAAGATACTCACTCGTATGATATAGAGGCCGGGGCTTCTAAATTATATGATAGTACTGGTAGTTTTACTTCCAGTATGGTAGGCAACATTATAAAAAATACTACTAGAAGCACTGAAACCACTGTTAGCGCGTACGTTAGCTCTAGCGATTTAACATTAACTTCTGGTATATTTGATGACAAAGAGGGGGACAGCTACACTGTAAATAATGACACCAACAGATTAAGAGACACAGGTGCTTCCTTTACTTCCGCTTTAGTGGGGAGAACAATTAGAAATACCACGGATAGTACTACTACTACAGTGTCCAGTTATATCAGTGGTACAGAGCTGGGGCTAACTTCTGGTATATTTGACGATAAAGATGGGCACACGTATGAGGTAGAGCCCGGGTATGATAGGTTATATGACCCCTCAGCCTCTTTTACAGATGAGTATATCGGTAAACTAGTAAGAAATACTACCGATAATACAACGGCTACTGTTTCATCTAGGGTAGACGGTACTGAACTGGTCCTATCTACTGGGATTTTTGATAACCAAGATGGAGAGGGCTACCGAATAGAAGTACCTAATAGTATATTACGAGATACAGGGGT